TTATGAGATGCCAGCCGACTTCTATACAGGTTAATCAGTATGGCAACTAATGTATATTTCTCTGGTAAAGTGGCATCCGAACAAAATCTTTATTCTGATTTGATTATCGAATCTGTTAAGATGTACGGTCAAGATGTTTATTATCTTCCAAGAGAAATGGTATCGGTTGATAATATCCTTAATGAAGATATTGAATCCAATTATGATACCGCATATACTATTGAAATGTATATTGAAGGTGCTGATGGATTCGCGGGTGAAGGTGATATTCTTCAAAAGTTTGGTATTGAACTAAGAGATCAAGCAACCTTTATTGTTTCTAAAAGAAGATGGGAACAACTTGTTGGTGTTAATAATAACGGTATAAATTCATCTCGACCTGCTGAAGGTGATTTGGTTTATTTACCTTTATCTAAATCACTATTCGAAGTTAGATTCGTTGAACATGAATCCCCTTTCTATCAATTACAAGATCTACCAGTTTATAAAATTCAATGTGAATTATTTGAATATTCAGGTGAATCTATTAATACTGGTATAGATAACATTGATGATATTAATGTTAGTATTGCTGCTCAATTAACTTTAATTATTAATAATACTAATGCTATAGATTTTATTATTAACGAAAATGTCCAACAAGAAATTACTTTAGGTTCTGGTGAATATGTCACTGGTAGAGTAGTCACAAAAGAAATTGTTGATGTTGATAATACTAAAATTACTTTAACTGATTGGGCAACTACCGATGGTTTATATCATAACTTTAATAACACAACACCTCTTACAGGATTAACTTCTGGTGCTATTTGGGATGTTGTTGAAGTATATGATATCAATTCTGTTGTATCAAAAAATGCTTTTAGTGATGAACCTTATGCCGATAATCAAGTATTTGAACAAGCAGGAGATTCTATTATAGACTTCTCAGAAACTAATCCATTTGGTGACATATAATGTTGAATAATCATTTTTATCATGCCTCAATTAGAAGAACAATTGCCGCTTTTGGTTCATTATTTAATGATATAAAAGTTATAAGAAAGGATTCTGCTGGAGAAGTAAAACAAATTACAAGAGTACCTTTAGCATATGGACCAAGACAGAAGTTCCTTGCTAGATTAGAAGAACAAAGCAACTTGAATGATCCTAAAGTTGCTATTAAATTACCTCGTATGTCTTTTGAAATTACTTCTTTGACATACGATAATACTTCTAAACTTAATAAAATGAACAGGATGTCTAAACCTATTATTGGTGATCCTGATAATAAAAGTGTAGTATATACTAGTGCTCCTTATAGAATGGGTATTCAATTATCCATTATGGCAAAGAACCAAGATGATGCTCTTCAAGTAATAGAACAGATAATGCCATATTTTCAACCAGAATATACTATCACTATTAATGAAGTTCCTGAGTTGGGTATTAAAGGGGATGTTCCTATTGTATTAACTGGTGTGACTTTATCAGATGATTATACTGGTGACTTTATGACTCGTAGAGCAATTGTATATTCTTTAGACTTTGATCTAAGAGTAAGATTCTATGGTCCAGTTTCTACTCATGCTATTATTAAAACTGCTGCTATTGATTTTATTGATGGTGATACATTTGGGTTCTTAGAAGAAATCACTGTTGATGGTACTGTCGATCCTATAGTAATAGGTATTGATAATATTAATAATAATGTTAAAGATTAATAGTATCCCAATCTTTCCCAGTGACATATCTATTATACTACATTTTATAACAAATGTCAACCCACTAGGAACTAAATTATGAAAACTGAAATAGATGCAGATTATGAGTATGCAAGATCTAAATACTACGACATGATCACCAAGAATGATGAAGCAATTGATATGATGATGGAACTGGCAAGAGAACAAGAAGCACCACGTACCTTTGAAGTTCTATCTAATATGATCAAACAAAACTCTGAGATTGCCGATAGATTAATGGAACTACAAAAGAAGAAAATAGAAGTCATTAAATCTGGTGAACTTGAAACCCCAGCACAATTAACTCAAAATAATGTTTATATTGGATCTACAACAGATCTACAGAGATTGTTATTAGAGAATGTGAAAGATGTGACTCCAAATGAAATCGATTCAGAAAGTTGAAACAAAGGGGTATCTTGGTAATCCCCTTGTCAAAAAAGATGGTATAAATCAGAACTGGACTCAAGAAGAGATTGATGAATACTCAAAGTGTATGAATGATCCTGCATACTTTGCTAGAACTTATCTAAAAGTTATTCATCTTGATAGAGGTTTAGTTCCATTCGATCTATACGATTATCAAGAAAATATGTTCGATCACTTCAATAATAATAGATTCTCTATTGTTCTTGCTTGTAGACAATCTGGTAAATGTCAAACTTTTAATTCTTATATATATATTAGGAACAAGAAAACTAATATAGAAGAACGTATAAGCATTGGAGATTTTCATGAAAGAATTAAAAGAAATATGTAACAGAATAATTAAAGAATCTAACAACAAAGGTAGATCTAAACATGTGTTATATAAAGATAACATAGAAAATATCATATCCACGCATGATATGATATTTGAGAATATGAAGAATAAACCTATAGGTCAAAAGATCTCAAGATTATATAATGAATTGGAAAGACCTGATATTGGTGGTGTTACTTGTAGAATATGTAATATATATTACAGAGATGATATAAGACAACATATAATAAATTCCCATAATGTTACTATAAGTGAATATAAGGATAGATATGATTCTGCTGCTATATTGTCTGATAAAGTATTAACTAAATATTCTGATAGAATGTTAGGTAGTAAGAATCCAGCATTTCAGCATGGAGGGAGATTAAGTCCATTTTCAAATAAGTTTGTGAAATATCAAGATGGTTCTGTTGATTATTCAATTGAAGATGTTGTTAAAAAGAAGATGCAAAGTGTTAAAGATAATCCACAAAATCAACACACAAATATTGAATTTTATTTAGCACAAGGTTTATCAATAGATGATGCTAAGGCAGCACTATCAGAAAGGCAATCGACATTCTCACTAAAATCGTGTATTGAAAAATATGGAGAAGAAGCGGGAAAATTAAGATGGCAACAAAGACAAGATGTGTGGCAAGAAACCCTTAAAGATAAGACACCTGAAGAAATTGATATTATTAATCAAAAGAAAGGTACAGGAAGAATGAACCAATTGTTTAACAGGAAACCTGAGATGAAAAATATACCAGGTATATTATATCTTATTAAATTTTATAATGAAGATATAGTATTTTGGAAGGTTGGTATAACATCACGTACAATAAAAGAACGTTTTGGTTCAATGAATAAATATAATCTTAATATGGATATTATTACTGAAAATAAAAATATGACATTCTATGAGTGTTTTAAAGCAGAACAATCTATATTAAATTTGCATAAAGATATAAGAATTAACGTGAACTATAATGGATTTAAAACCACAGAGGCATTTGATGAACCAATTACTATCTGATAAAACTGAAAGAAAGTTTATTGAAGAATTTGATGTGAGTGATTATGAAATTCTTACAGAGGATGGATATAAGGATATAACATCTAGTAAGAAAACTATTGAATATGATGTGTGGAAATTGGTTACAGAAAATGGACATTTCTTAGAGTGTGCGGATACACACATCGTTATAGATTCATTTGGTAATGAAGTTTATGCCAAAGATTCTCTAGGGGTTATGATACAAACTATTGAGGGTAATAGTATAGTATCTTCAGTGGTTAAACCAGATTATCTTAAAGAACATATGTATGATCTGTCAATAGATTCGGATAATCATACATTTTATTCTAATGGTATATTAAGTCATAATAGTATATCATCTGTTGCATATCTGCTATGGTATGCTATATTCAATCCAGAAAAAGTGATCGCAATACTAGCAAACAAAGGTGCCACTGCTCGTGAAATGTTGTCACGTGTCACCCTAATGTTAGAAAACTTACCATTCTTCTTACAACCAGGATGTAAAACCCTAAATAAAGGTTCAATAGAATTCTCTAATAACTCTAAGATTGTTGCTGCCGCAACTTCTGGCTCTTCTATTCGTGGTTTATCTGTATCATTATTGTTCTTGGATGAGTTTGCTTTCATTGAGAATGATGCTACATTTTATACATCAACTTATCCTGTTGTATCTTCTGGTACATCTACAAGAATTATTATCACCTCAACCGCTAATGGTATTGGTAATGTATTCTATAAGTTATGGGAAGGTGCTAATCAAAAGACTAACGACTTTAAACCATTCAGGGTAGATTGGC